ATGAAAGTCCATGCTCACTTTAGTCCTGCGTATGTAAATGGTCAAACTCCTAGTTCTAAAAGAGTCTATGATATGTTAGGAAAATTCTTAGCTACAAGGTAAATTCTATTAAATGTAATATACTGTTTATATATGCAAATTTACTAATAGTAATATCTCTTTTACCATTTTCAATTTTAGATATTTCAGCTTGTGTATATGAGAGTAATTTACCTAACATAAACTGTGACATTTTATTCTCATCTCTATACTGTTTTATCTTGTTTCCGAATCTCTTATTGATATTTATAGAAGACATTATTCCCTATAGGAATTACTAAACCATAAAAATATAGTAGCATGAAATTAAGTGATATAAATTAGATATGACAATCATACATTTTAATACTATTCCTACTCCATTAAAAGAAGTAGAGAATAACGATCCTAACTCACTAACAAAAGAAGGTTTAATATTCTACTCTACATTAGAGAACAGTCCTCACGTAGATAGTAGAAAAGTTTCTCATGATTTCTCACCAGATAAGATTTACCAGTTAGTAGAAAATACTAATAAACATTTCAATACATCAGAAGTGGGAATTCCTGTCTTAACTGAACATAAAAAAGATGTTAATAATGTAGTAGGTTTTATTGAATCCCCTGTAGAGGCAAGAGTTATTGATGAAGTATATACTAAAGGTAATCCTAAACTAAAACACTTATTAGGAAGAGTAGGAGTATTCGTAAAAGATGTAGTTATTAAAACTCCTGAAATTATCGATAGAATGAAAAGAGGTTTAGCTAAAACAGTTAGTGCTGGAATAGATTTAGATTCATTTTCTATTAAAGAACTTTCATTAGTTGCTTTACCTGCTATTCCAAATGTTACACTTTTTAGTTATCATAGTAATAAATCAAATTCAACTATGACAAAAGTAAAAAATAAAAATCTCTTAGTTTCTAAAAGATATAATGAAACTAATTATGCTCTATCAATTGATGAAGCTATTAGTGCATCTCAAACATTAGAACAACAAAGAGAAGAAGCTCTTAAACTATTTAATGCTTTTCTTGAAGTTATAGAAGATGCAAATTCTATTGATGAAGAAGAGATGAGTTCAATGGGAATTCAAGATCCTTCTGAGATTATTCAATCTGCTATTGATGATTTAAGTGTTCGACTTGGAGATATGTTTCTTGGCTCCATGCCTGAAGAACAAACTCCTCCCGCTCCTCCTGCTAGACCACCAGGTAGATTTAATTCTCCTAGTGAGATAGCAATGTTTTATACTGGACAAGGATATACCGCAGAGTTTGGTTATCGCCAAGCTATTAGTGGAGCATTTAAACAGCTCCGTACTAGAAACGTTACTGGTAAGTCAATAGGTCAAATAGGTGGTCAATTTGCTAGTAAACTAGGAAATGCTACTAAAGGTAAATTTGGTGCTATTGGTAGAGGTCTTCAAAGAGCAGGTCGTACTATTACAGGTGGCCCAACAGTTAAAGTTGCACCTAGAGCAAGTCAAAGTCAAATTAATAGAAGACTAAAACAAACCCAAAAATTCGGTGTTAAATTAACTAACCCTGATAATAAAAACTTTGCACTTGATCCAGCTAGACGAGCTGTTATTGATGCAAAAAGAAATAAAAATCCATATAAATACTAAGTAAAAAACAACTATGAAATTTTTGAACTCTAATAATAACTACGCTGATTTCGCTGTTAAACGAACTCGTACAAAAGGTACTAATAGAACTGCTGAAATTAGAAGTAATCCTTTTACTGGAGAAGCTACTCTCACAGGTAACTCTACAGGTACTAAAACTTACGGTAAAGGATTAAGTGATAATATCAAATCCGGACGGGCGGGGATGTCCCAACTTCCTTCAGACCAACGAGTCGCTATAACTCCTAAGAAAGCTACTAAAACAGGATCACTTTTAAAGAAAGCTGGTAAGTTTGCAATGAGAAATAAAATTGCTTTAGGTCTTGGAGCTGCTGGAGCTTTAGGAGCTGTAGGTGTAGGTGTTGCTCGTAAAATGCGATCAGATAAAGGTCGTAAGCGCGGAAGTCGTTCTTAATAATCTTAAGTAAGAATAGGAAATTATTATGAAAAAACGCTTATTAAATTTAGCTAGAGGTGCTACTGCTGGTTCTGCTCTTGGCTATGGAGCTAGCTATTTAGGTGGTGAAGCTGATGCAAAAGTCCCTATTCTTACTAAAGGTAAACTTAAGAAGAACACTAATAAAAAAGGTTTAACTATTCAACGAGCTTCTATAGTAGCAGGTTTAGGTGCTGGCGGAGCTTACGGATTACTTAAAAAAGTAAGATAAAATAATGAGTTTAAAACAACAAGAGAAAGAATATACAGACCTATACAGTGAAACTATAGAATCTTTAGAAGAAGCTTATAAACAAGGTGAAATTTCTGAAGACGAATATATTAGTTTACAAACTCAGACACTAGCTGAACTTGAAGAAGCTTTAGCAGAGTTGAGGGGTTTAACTCCAGAAAATTTAGAACAATACAACAATCAAGAACAAAATTATTCTATGTATAATAACTACGCAAATTTTAGTACAGCAAGTGCTTACTTAGTTCCAGAAGTAATTGGTCTTATTGATAGACATTACGAAGATCGCGATGATGCCTTCAACGATATTATGGAAGTTACAGGTATTGATGAAGATGAACTAGAAGGTTTCCTTACTGGTGAACTGGAAGCATCTCCTGAATTTATTGATATGCTCAATGGAATGTTTGAAGAAACTGCTACTGATCCTGAAGTTGCTTTAGGTCTTCAAGTAATGGGAGCTTTAGATCGTGGTGATACTTCTGAAGAAGAGTTAGAAGAAGCTGCTTATGATGAACAAGAAGCAGATGAAGAAGATGATGAAGATGATGAAGATGAGGAAAAAGTAGAACAATCTGAAGGTGTTGATGCTGAAGCTGTTTACTCCTATATTGATCCTCGTGTTCAAGAACTTGAGTCTAAGATGGCTGATTTTGAATTAAATAATGACCTTAAAGTACGTCTATCTAATGTAGCAGATTTTGCTCGCAGAGGTGTTGATGAACGTTGGTTAACTAAAGCCCAATACGATCTTTTAATCGGTTCTTTTAATAGAGATGAAGATAGAGTAGCTGCATTCTCTCAAACTGCTGAAGCTAATAATGTAGATCTTTCTACTCAACTTTATGCAGTGTTGTTTGCTCTTAAAGCTGCTGAAAAATGTGGAGACCCTCGAATTAATTTTTCATCTTATGTTAGTGAAGCTCAATTTTCTCAAATTGATGAAGAATCTGAATTAGCTGCTTTCCAAATTCAAAAAATGATTGAAGATAAGAGACTTTTCAGCAAGATTCGTAGATAATACTAATTACTAATAAACGGAATAAATAAATTATGTTTGCAAGATACGGAACAACCAATAGCGAAAAAGCTATTATTACTTATCCCCGAAATGTACGGGTTCCTTACCACGTTCCTTTGAGTGGAAAATACATCTCTCCGAATAAAGAAGGTCGTAGATCAGCAGTTGAAGGTCACTTTGTTTCAAAGAAAAATGGAGAGCATCGTCTACTTCCTAGAGCTAAAGTAGTAGCTCTTCCTGCTGGTAATCGTTTAAAGGTTTCTAGTCCTTATATCTTCGTTCCTGGAGATGTGTTGATGATTCTTAATCCTACTACTACTCTTACCATTACAGGTGTGGGACAAGCTGGAGTAATGATCAATAACCAGACTTTTACTTACACTCCTGTAGGTGCAGCTAATGCTACCGAAGCAGGTACTATGATTGCTAAATATTTTAATTCTCTTCCTTCATTGAATCAGAATTTAGAATTTGTAGCAGAAGGTACTTCTTTGTATGTTTACAGTCCTATTGGTAAAGAAGTAGTTACTGTTACTCCAAGTGGTACATTAGGTACTACTGCGGTTACGACTGTCCCTATTACTGCTCCAATTGGTACAATTCAAGCTATTGATATTGAGACTGAAGAGTTTATTTTAGCTGCTCCTGTATCAGGTACATTACCTGTAGGTTCAGTAATTGGAGTTCCTCAAGATGAAGTTCTAGGAATCTATCCTCACTCAGTAGATTTTACTGCGGGTGGTATCTTAGGTCAAAATGTTGGAATTGTAGAAGAAGCTAAAGTATATAAACTTCACCTACCACACTACGACACTTCTCTTATGTTTGAATGTCCTAATATTGAAGCTCGTGAAGTTTGGTCTTAATCATAAATAAATAAAAAATAACTAAAAATATGGCTCACATTGCAACTTTTTTTAATGAACGTTTCGTATCTCAGCAAGTAGCTGCGATGGTAGATGAGACAGAAACCAGTCTCATGAAACGTGACCACTTAATTGATAAATATTTCCCTACTCAAACCTTTGACTCTAGAGACTTTATGGGTCTTTTGACTAATAGAGTAGCACCCGCAGCTTCTATCGTTGCTTATGGTGCTGAGATTCCACTGGTTAGCTTTGGTGGAGTGGAACGTATTGCTGCTCAATTGTGTAAGATTGGTGTGTCTCGTCTATATGATGAACAAAACCAATGGGATATGTTGAAAGCTCGTGAAATAGCTATTGATCGAGGAGTTAAAGTACAAACGGTTTACAAACCAGACGGTACAACTCAAAAAGGTGCTAATAATGATTTAGCTTCTCATCTATTCGGTACTATCGAAGATCTCTTAAGAGGGGTAACAGATAGAATGGATATGATGAAATGGCAAGCTTTACTTAACGGTGCAGTTGATCTTAAAGACCCTAAGACTGGTGCTTTGGTATCCTTAGACTTTAAGAAATCTGGTGTTAGTTATAATCACTTTCCACTACCTCTCACTCAAACTGGTAATACAGTTGAACCTCATCTGAATAAATGGAGTGACTTAGCTAATGGTCAAGCTCTCCAAAATCTATATGATGCTGTCGAAACTTATAACGATACTAATGGATTTATGCCTGATAAGATCGTGATGAGTCGTAAGTTGTGGAATACGTTCCTTCAACAAAAGAGTACCAGAGATGCAGCTCGTCAAATGACGACTACTGAATTGGGTCTTGTTTCTACCGATATGGGTAAAGAACTATTGAAGAAACGTGATCTTCCCGAGATTGTGACTATGGACGAGAAGTTCCAAGAAGAACTACCTACTGGTGAAGTAGTTCCGGTTAACTTCATGCCGACTAATAGATTCGCATTCGTGAAAGAAGATATGGGTATTAGTGCAATCGGCCCTACTATCGAATCTTCAAATACTGTTGTTGGTGGAAGTGAAAATATTGTGTCTCCTAAATCTGGTATTTGGGTTAGCACTTATGAACAAAACAAACAACCAGTACATGATGTATCTATGGCAATTGCTACTTTCTTACCGATCGTAATGAATTCTAAGCTCTTGTATTCTCAAGTGGTTAACTAATAATGAAAAAATATCTGCTTCTAAATACTATTAGAACGAAAGACGGGAATATGTTTTATGCGAGAG